GGATATAAAGAAGTAACGTATGTTACTGATAAGTTGGGTTTAGCTGAAAAAACAAACCTACAAGAAGCACAGGCAGTTAGTGGTGGTAAAGTTCATAAGTTTATTACTGGTAAGAATTTAGGATTTAAGGGTAAAAAGTATTCCGAAATTGAATTTGAAACTTTAGGTGTAGATAATAAAAACGGAACTATTAGATTGAAAATACTTGCACCTACAGAAATTTTTGGAAACGAAATGAGTTTAGACTTTAGAAGTGTAAGAAGAGGTCCGTTTTTCAAAACCGATACTGGTAAATTAAACGAACTCAAATTAAAAGATTTGGTGGGTAATCAGTACAAATATGTAATTGGCAGTGGTGAAGAAAAATATCTCGGTAACAACGATAAAAAATATGTTTTGGAGATGATTGCAAAATCATTAGAAAACGAATTGTATGATTCCGATTTCGCTCTTAATTATTTAGATGGTTCACAACGAAAAGAATACTATTCATTTTTTAAAAATGAAATTTTGAAACCGATGTTGACCAAAATAGATTTTACTTTAAATACTTTTTTTACATTAGATAAAGATAAAGTAAAATGGAAACTATCATCAAACGATACTCGAAAGATGGTAGATGAAATATTCAGAAAGAATTCAAAAGTTCCTTATGATATTAAAAAAGAATACTATGAGTATAGATTAGAATACGCAGGAGTTAAGTTAAACGAAGCGGAAATGAATCCTGTAAAAAAGGTGGTAAATGCTATTTTGAAAAAGCATGGTGTAAATGCAATGAAAACTACATCTACTTCTGTAAGAGGATTTCATAATATTGTAAATAATGGATATAGTTATGATGGTAATAATTTCCTTCGTTTTTATAAAGTATCTCCTGATGTTGTAGAAAAAGTGGCAGACGAAATTCAAAAAGCTGGTGTTCGTGTTTATTCAGTAAATAAAAGTGGTACTATTAAAGGTGATTTTTCAAAAACAGGATTAGTAAATGAATCTCTTTTAACTGAAGGTGGTGCATACGGGCACATGTCTCACCCATTTGATGATATGGATTTAACTTTTGGTGATTTAAAAAACATAATAACTGGTGCATTAACTGGTGAATTGGAATTGACAAGAGAAAAAACCGATGGACAGGCATTGGCAATCAGTTGGAAAAATGGTAGATTAATTGCAGCAAGAAACAAAGGACATTTGGCAAATGCAGGAGCAAACGCAATGGGAATTGAAGATGTTGCATCTAAATTTGGTGGCAGAGGTGGATTAACCGATGCTTATAACTTTGCAATGAAAGATTTATCAGCAGCAGTTCAATCTCTTTCAGAACCACAACGAAAGAAAATATTTAACGAAGGTCAGTGTTTTATGAATTTGGAAGTAATTTGGCCAACTTCGGTAAATGTTATTCCGTATGGACAGGCTCTTTTAGTATTCCATAACACAACTTGTTATGATGAAAAAGGAAGTGCGGTAGGTGCTGACCAATCAGCTGCAACTAAATTAGCAGGAATGATTAAGCAGGTGAATGCCGATGTTCAATCAAAGTATACAATTCAAGGACCTCCTGTCACACAACTTCCTAAAAATGAAGATTTGAGTGCAAAACAAAATAAATATTTAAGTAAATTACAAAAATTACAATCTGAATTTGGGTTATCCAATAATGATGGTGTTTCCGAATATCATCAAGCATGGTGGGAAAATTTTGTAAATAAATCAAAAGTTAAATTACAAAAATTAGAAAAAGAAGCATTGGTAAGAAGATGGGCATTTGGTGATAAATCATTCCGTTTAAATACTATTGCTGATAAAGAAGCTCAAGAATGGGCAATTGAAAATGATAAAGTAAATGTAGCAAAGCAACAAAAAGAAAATGTTAGACAATTTGAAGAAATATTTTTGGGAGTAGGTGCTGATGTTCTTTCATTTATGAGTTCAGTACTAACCGCAAATCCAAATTCAGCAATTGCCGATATGAAAAGCAGATTGGAATCTACTGCAGAAAAGGTAAGAGGTAGTGGTGATGTATCTAAAATAGCTAAATTAAAAATGGAATTAAGTAGATTAGCATCTATAGGTGGTAAAGATAAAATAGTTCCAAACGAAGGTATTGTATTCGTTTATAAAGGTAACACTTATAAATTAACAGGTACATTTGCACCACTAAATCAAATTTTAGGTATATTTTACGAATAAATTTAATATATATTATTAATAAATAGGTTATAACAATATAGAAAAATGACAAAAAGAAAAAGTTTTGACGAAAAAAATAAACACATACACAAATCTCGTAAACTAATTATAGATACGGTATTTGGTAGAACCGATGATAATCAAAATGTGTTTGGTTATGAAAAGGCAGATGAAACAAAAAAAGAAGTTGGAGAAATTTGGGTAGATGAAGCTGGTAATGAATGGGAACAAAAAGAAGGTTTCAAAATTAATACCACCAAATTAGATGATGCCAGAGAATATTTAAAAAAATTAACAACTTGTTCTTCTGAAAATTGTGGAACAATACAATATAGTAATGCAGATAAAAAATTAATTGTTAGAACTGGATATTGTGTAACTTGTATGAGAAAAATAGAACAATCACTACGAGAAGATGGTAGTTGGGCGTTTTATGAAGATTATAGAATAACATTAAATAAATTAGATTTTGTTAGAGATACTAAATCACAATTAGAAGAAGCATTTAATAGTGTAACTCAACAAATTGAAATGCTTAACGAAGATGGTTCATTTAGTAAATGGCAATGGGATATTGATATTGAAAAAGTAAAAGTTGATTTAAAAACTGATATTGATGGAGCATACGATGCAATAGAAGCATTATTAGAAAGAAAGTTAGCATTAGAAGATAAGTTACGAGAATTAAATCATTCAGAGCTTATAAAAAATTAAAAATTATGAAAAAATTATTGAATTTTAAGAACATTGCTATAGCAGCATTGATTATTTATGTGTTATTACAATGGTTTAATCCAGGTGGAGTTATGCCAGGTGGTAGAACTATTACAATAGATGGTAAAAAATATGAAGTTATTAAACATACAATTGATACCGTTGATGTAATCAAAACTAAAGTTGTAACTAAAAGAGGAGAAGATATTTATCACGAAACAATCGTAGAGAAAGAAGTTTTTATTCCATCTAATATAGATACTGCGGCATTACTTAAAAATTATTACTCAAAAGTATTATACAAAGATGTATTGGTATTACCTGATTCATTGGGAACGGTATCTGTAACTGATACTATATCTCAAAACAGAATTTTAGGTAGAACATTTGATGCTAAAGTTAGAGAAAGAATCATCAAAGAAGAATTAATCGTTAAAGAACCTGCAAAAAATCAGGTGTATTTTGGTTTGAATGGGGGATTCAACAAAGAAGATTATGTATCTGCAGTAGGAGCTGGTCTAATTCTTAAAACAAAAAAAGATAAAATATACAACTTAAATATCGGTGTTAATAATAGAACTACCGATGGAATAAATGGTGCATTCTCTCCTTATGTTGGATTTGGAACATATTGGAAGATTAAATTAAAAAAATAATATGGGAGTTCAAGGACAACCAAAAAAAACTTTAAAAGAAATAATTTCTGAAGAATATCGTAAATGCGCGGGAGACCCCATTTACTTTATGAAGAAATATTGTGTTATTCAACATCCGGTGAGAGGGAAAATACCCTTTCACCTTTATTCTTTTCAAGAGGATTGCTTAACTGATTTTAAAGACCATCGTTTTAATATCATTCTAAAATCTCGTCAGTTAGGTTTATCAACTCTTTCTGCGGGATTTATTCTTTGGAAAATGATATTCAATCAGGATTATAATGCATTGGTTATTGCAACAAAAGTGACGGTAGCTAAAAATCTCGTAGAAAAAGTTAGGGTAATGCACGATTTACTTCCCGTTTGGTTGAGGGATGGAGGAACTGCGGCAGCTGAAGATAACAAACTATCACTTAAATTAAAAAACGGTTCACAGGTCAAAGCAATCGCATCCTCACCTGATGCAGGACGTTCTGAAGCCCTATCCCTATTGGTAGTGGATGAGGCTGCATTCATTAGAGATATTGATGAAATTTGGTTATCAGCGCAATCTACTCTATCAACGGGTGGAGCTGCAATTGTATTATCTACTCCGAATGGTGTGGGTAACTGGTTTCACAAAATGTGGGTAGATGGTGAGAGTGGTGCAAACGGATTTAATTGTATCAATCTACATTGGACAGTTCACCCTGAAAGAAATCAGGCGTGGAGAGATGAACAAACCCGTATTTTGGGAGTTAAAGGTTCGGCACAAGAATGTGATTGTGACTTCATCGGTTCTGGTGATACCATAATTGACCCTGCATTATTGACTTGGTATAAAGATACCTATGTAATGGACCCGATTGAAAAAAGAGGGTTTGATAATAATTTATGGATTTGGGAATATCCAAATTACAATAAACAATATATGGTTGTAGCTGACGTTGCAAGGGGAGATGGGGCCGATTATTCTACTGCACAAATAATTGATATTGAAGATTGTACGCAAGTAGCCGAATACAGAGGTAAGATTGAAACAAAACATTTTGGTAATTTTTTAACATCGTTGGCAACGGAATATAATAACGCTCTATTAGTCGTAGAAAACTCAAACGTAGGTTGGGCATGTATTCAACAAATAATTGATAGACAGTATGGTAATTTATTCTATATGAGTAATGACCTAAAATATATTGATGTTGAAAAACAAATGAGTAATAAGTTTTATAGAGATGAAAAACAAATGGTTGCTGGATTCTCTACAACATCCAAAACCCGTCCTCTTATCATATCAGCATTGGATACATACATGAGTGATAAGGATATCCTCATTCGTAGTGGTAGATTGATAGATGAAATGTTTACATTTATTTGGCATGGTGGTAGAGCAGAAGCAATGAAGGGATACAATGATGACTTGGTAATGGCATTAGCAATCGGACTTTGGGTTCGTAACACCGCACTTCGTTTGAGACAAGAAGGAATTGATTTAACAAAGAGTATGTTGAATTCAACTCAAATAAATCAGTTTGATGGAGTATATTCCACAGGCTGGTCTGGCAAGAATCCGTATGAAATGGAAGTGGGTAGAGGTGAGGTAGAAAACTTAACTTGGTTACTTCGTTAATTTTTTTATATTTATATATTGAAACTCTTATAGATGAACGAAGATTTAGATAAATGGTTTAAAGAAAAATGGGTAAACATCGGCAAAAAAGTCGATGGTAAGCATCCGCCATGCGGAACTTCGGGAGAAAAAAGGGGTTATGCAAAATGTGTTCCTGCGGCAAAAGCTGCTGGAATGAGTAAAAAAGAAAAAGAAAGTGCTACTAGAAGAAAAAGAGCTGCACAAAATGATGCGGGTAGAGGTGGTAAAGATAGTAGTGGACAAGGCAAAAAACCAATAAATGTTTCAACCAAACCAAAAAATGAAACTATGAGTATAGAAGAAAAAATAAACCTATTTTTAGAAAAGAATTGCCCAACCGATGCAGGTAAATGGGCAGCATCTAAAGCAGCAGCAAAATCTAAATTTGATGTTTATCCATCAGCATACGCAAACGGATGGGCTGCAAAAAACTACAAAGAAAAAGGTGGTGGTTGGAAAACTTGCAGTGAAAGTGTGGAATTAAATGAGGCTTGTTGGGATGGATATAAGCAAGTTGGTATGAAAGATAAGGGAGGTAGACAAGTTCCTAATTGCGTTCCTATAAGTGAAGATATCAATTCAGATGATGATGTAAACTACGGATACGTTGAACCAGAAGAATACGATGTTGAAGATGAGGATATGGAAGACTTCATTGCTTTTATGCGAGGATATGATAAAAACTTAAATGAAGGTTGTCAATGTTTGAGAGAAGCAGAATATCAAGGTAGAGAAGTACAATTGGGTAAACCAATGCAAGGTGATGTTAAGAAATTCAAAGTATATGTTAAGAACCCACAAGGTAATGTTGTTAAGGTAAACTTTGGACAAAAAGGAATGAAAATCAGAAAATCAAATCCTGCAGCTAGAAAATCATTTAGAGCAAGAATGAATTGTGATAGTCCAGGCCCAAGACATAAAGCAAACTATTGGTCTTGTAGAAAATGGTAAATTTGGAAAATTGAAAAAATTTACTTATCTTTATTAATTAGATATAAAATATTAAAATGGCAGATAAAACATTATTCGGTAGGTTACAAAAATTATTTTCAACTAATACCATAGTTAGAAAAACGGCAAAGGGAGTTAAAATAGTCGATACGGATGAGTATCAGAATATGACAACTAACCTTGTAGACCGTTATATGAAGCTCAAAGTGAGTAACTACGGTGTAGGTGGGGTAGAATCTGCAATGGCATATCAGCAAGTTCGTATTGACCTTTTCAGAGATTACGATTCAATGGATATGGACCCGATTTTATCATCCGCATTGGATGTATATGCAGATGAATGTACTGCTAAAAATGAGCAAGGTAATATTTTAAAAATTCATCACGATGATGATAATGTTAAACAAATATTAGAAAATCTTTTTTATGATATTCTTAATGTAGAATTTAACCTTTGGCCTTGGACACGAAACTTGGTAAAATACGGTGATTTCTTTTTAGAATTAGAAATTGCGGATGAATTGGGAATTATAAACGTAATGCCATTATCATCATACGAAATGAGTAGAGTAGAAGGATTTGACCCTGAAAATCCACAAAGAGTTAAATTCGTATATGCCCCATATCAAAATCCATATATGGCGGTAGGTCAGACTACTAAAAAGGAATTTGAAAATTATGAAATTGCTCACTTCCGTTTAAACGGTGATTCAAACTTCTTACCTTATGGAAAGTCTATGGTTGAAGGAGCTAGAAGAGTGTGGAAACAATTAATGTTGATGGAAGATGCAATGTTAATTCACAGAGTGATGAGAGCTCCTGAAAAGAGAATTTTTAAAGTGGATGTTGGTAATATCCCACCAAACGAAGTGGATAACTACATGCAGAAAATTATCAACGCATCGAAGAAAGTTCCATTCGTTGATGAAAAAACAGGCGAGTACAACTTAAAGTACAATATGATGAATCTTATTGAAGATTATTATATGCCAGTTCGAGGTAGTGATAATGGAACTTCAATTGATACGTTAAAAGGTTTAGAATACAATATGATTGATGATATCAACTACTTAAAAGGTAAGTTGATGGCTGCACTTAAAATTCCAAAAGCTTATTTGGGTTATGAAGAAGATACTAATGGTAAAGCAACATTGGCATCAATGGATATCCGTTTTGCTAAAACAATTGAAAGAGTTCAAAGAGTATTAATTTCTGAATTAACTAAAATTGCAATCGTTCACTTATACTCACAGGGTATTAACGATGACCGTTTAACAGATTTTACATTGGAATTAACCGTTCCATCTAGAATTTATGAGCAGGAGCAAGTTGAATTATACACTTCTAAAGTAGCCCTAATTCAACAAATGCAACAAACAAAAATGTTCTCTAAAGAATGGATGTATGAATCTGTTATGAAGATGGCAAAAGATGAGCAGGATGAAATGACGTTGCAGGTATTAGAAGATACTAAACAAACATTCCGTTTAACTTCAATTGAAACACAAGGAACAGACCCTGCAAAGGAAACAGGAGTAGAAGGTGGTCCAACTAATGTTGAAGAAGAATTAAATAAATTGAAACTTGAATTAGATGGACAAGTTGGTAGACCAAAAGACCCTGTTAGATATGGGCATGATGACCATCCCGAAGGTAGAGACCCATTGGGAATAAAAACTCTTAAAGCAAAAGAAGGTTCGGTTGCGTATAAACCAAGAAAGAGTTCATATTTTGAAGTTTTTAAAGATATGGATGGTAATAAAAAAACTATTTTGACAGAAGATTTAACCAAACGGTAATAAAGAAATATAAAAATATATTTATATCTGACAAATTATAAAAATTGATGAAAAAAATTAAACATTCTAAATTTAAGAATACTGGATTTATATTTGAATTATTGGTAAGACAGATTACATCTGAAATCATGTCTTCTAGTAAATCAGTAGCGGAAACTATATTGAAAGAACATTTTAATGCTAAAAAAGAATTATCTAAAGAATTAAAATTATATCAATTTTTAATAAATGAAAAATATAATTCAGAAGTTAAAGCTGAAAAATTTATAGATACGATTTTAGATGCACGCAAACAATTGGATGAAAAGAAGCTTATAAAAGAAAAGTATAATTTAATTAAACAAATTAAAGAAACTTATGGTTTAGATGAGTTTATTAAATCTCCAATTTCTAACTACAAAACATTAGCATCT